ACAACAGCAGCACCTGCTGTGCCACAATCATCCTTCACCTCTGTGATTGGTGGATATTGATATCCAAAACCACCACTTGTCAAGACAACTGCCATCAGTCCACCATCTTGACCGATGATTGGTGTCCCTTTTACACCGATTCCAGCGCCACCATAGAAGTATGCTTTCGCCTTTCCACATTCTTGTGGTGTAAGTTTTGGTGGGGTCGATTCATACCCTTGACATGACTTCTTTGGTGTCTCCAGACCCAAGTCCTCTGGTTCTAAAGCATTTACTTCATTGATGTTTAGATATTGAATTTCTTGTCTATTTCTAAAGATAAACTGCGTACCAGGATTTAGTTTGGCATAAGAGTTCGCATCACAAATAGTGACACCTTCCACCAATCCTTTTTTGGAATCAATGTATCCAACTCTGATGTCTTTTTTGTTAGTAGCCCCGAATACATTAAACGTCGCCATACTATCTTAATTCTCTTCCCTGGTAGGGTTCATGATGATATTTATTAGAACTCTAAAGCACCATCAAGACCGGATCTGTCTCCTGCCTTTGCTGCTGCCAGTTCCCGATCAAGATCAGCATCGGAAGCAATAGCATCTCTCTCTTGAGTTGGTTGCTTGTTAAGATCCTTGGTGGGTTGAGCGAATGGTGGTTCTGAATCAGGAACAACACCAGGTCTCTCAGGATCAGTGATGGCATTCGCAGCAGAATCAGCAATACCTTTCGCTGTAGGCAGAGCAGAGTCAGGAGTTCCAGCACCGCCGGTAGCAAGAGTATAGTAATCAGATACTGCCTGATTTGCTGGTAACTCAAAGTCAAACATTTTAGTTGTGACATTCATAAAGTTAAGGGCAGATGTCAGACTACCTGTAATATTACCAATCTCAGATAATCCACCAGTCAGTTGCGTTAGAATAGTGTCACCAATATCATCTTTTGGTGATTTTCCCTGACTAGGAGAAGTGCTAGAAGAACCAAGAGTCCCTGACAATGAGGCAATTTGGTTTTTCATATCATTCACATAAAGGTTCACACCCTCTAGTGCTTTATTATTAACATCATTAATTTGTCCGGCACTGGCAGCCAGAGCATCACCAACAAGGTCCTCAGCATAACAAATGGGAACTTTTATCTTCTTGTTCTTGACTGGTTTTGGTGGACCACCATCTGTAGAGATTCCAGCATTCTTATCATAAGGATCTGGACTTGCATTTCCTGCTGCTTCTCTTGCTGCTGCCTCAAGTTTATCAGGTTGTAATGCCTTGTTCAGAAGTCCTTTGATTAAACCACCAAGACCATTTGTGATTCCCTCAAAAGATCCGATGATGTTCTTAGTCATCTCCTCTTTCATATCAGAGAAGTTTGCTCTCATAGAAATAGGTAGAGCAGATACAACTCTAGTAAGACCTTCGTTCAAAGTCTTCATCGTGTAGTCCAATACCTTATCAAAAATAACTTTCATGTATTTTTGAATTTCTCTAGTCGCTTTGTCAATAATACCATCTAAACTTGGGACACGACTAGAAACAGCATCAGCATAACTTGTGATTGCGTTCAGATACTTATCTAACTTTGTGGTGAGAGTTTCAATGACAGTTTGAATATTCTTTACTGCTGACTGAACTTTTGTCTCTGGTTTCGACAGAGGAATCTTCTCCTCCAACTTATCATCTCTTACCAGATCAGCAGCACTTTGTTGGTGAACATTAGCAGTGCCTTCTCTTGTTGCTCCAGGAACATTAGGAGAGGTAGGAGCATCTGCTTCTCTCTTTCTATTTGCTGTCCCTGTAGCGATCGCATCCTGAATTAGAATTTTGATCGTTGCTGATCTTTCTGGTTCAGGAGTAAGTGCTAGGGCACCACCACGAGCAATCTCTTCATTAATTCTTGCTCGCTCTGCATTCGCATCTGCTTGCTGTGCTGTTGAGAGGTTTGTTCCCTCCTTGACACCATACTTATTTCGCTTTGCTTTCTTGGGTAATGGCGCAGACTCTTTTGCTAGTTCAGCACTCCTTGGTTTCTCAGTAACCTTACCCTCATCGGGCACTGTTTCTTTCGTTGCCTGAGACTTGGGTTGCTTTCCTTCAGCAAAACCACTGGTAGCAGCAAAGTTGGAGTCGTTTTCTCCTATCTTAGTTTTGAGTGGGGTCTGCTCATTATGTCCAAGCACACCCATAATAACTGGGACCTGTTGATCAGGTCCATCCATGAAGAACCCAAAGACAAACATCCCTTGGCGGAGATTAGGTGTTTGCCCTGAGTTCGCATTACCGCCACCAGCAGTGACGGGGTACATGACTTGTGCCCAAGGAAGTTGATCGGACTTTACTGCTTCCTCTTCTTTGTCATGTAGACCAACAATCCTGACTTTGTATCTTCTTCCCCAACCTGCGATGGATTCACCACCCGTAAATTTTCCTGAGGAAATATTATCTCTCCAGGTGGAGTCGTCAGCAATCTGACCAACCCACCATAGAAAGTTAGCACCTAAAAAACCAGGATTAAATAGTCCGTTTCCTTCCATCAATCGTCATAAATTAAGCATTCTGGTTCAGATGGATTCTGATCACAGAAAAGTTCTAGGTAGTTTGGATCGTGATGATCTCCTGCTTCGATGTCTTTCTTGTGGTGCTCTGCGTATTCTTCTAGTTCATGCAGTTCGCCTTCAATGTGACGACGCATTTGTGGATTTGTTGTGGGATCTTGAAGGATCTGTTGATCTTTCTTGATGTGCTGTTCGATACTTTCCATAGTGCTTACTTAGAATGATTGCCTTTTCTGCCAAAGGAGTCTCTGACTAGATTTAATTTGGTGTATGTTCCCTTAGTAGAAATATAATGACATAAGTCCGCTATAATATATAGACCACCAGATTGCTTGTTTGGTTCATCGTTCTTTGTGTCTGTCTGCAGTTCTGGTGCGTCAACAAATAAAACATCCCCAGCATGGAGAGAAAAATCTCCTGCTATTGTCATCTCAACTCCACTTGCGAACAATTGATTATAGCGCATAATTGCTTGGTTGAGTGTATCTTTGGGTTTAAAGTTTTCTTCCTCTGACTTTTCAAGTTGTTGCTCTGTCTTACCTGTGGGAAGAGTTCCCTTATCCAACAACATGTAAGTTGTTCTTGTATACTCTTTATTCTTCCCTTCCTTATCAAGTTCTGGATTTAATGTTGGTAATTTCTTTCCTGCTGTCTTTGCCTCCTCTGATGCCGGGGGTGTTAGAACTTCATAGTAGCATGTAAATGGATCAAAGACAACAATCCTTGTGGAGTAAGCACCCTGCATCAACTTTCTTTGAGCATCGACCTTGTTATCCTTGGTGTAATCCAGTGCCTTATCATCATATCCCTCAGGAACACCAACCTCGCCATCAGGAGATTGATTATACATGTAAGACTTCTTCTTATCTTGTGATAGTAACCCATCAATTGACTTAAAGAAATATCCCTCTGATGTTTCGTAAAAGAAGTAACCAGCAGTCTCCCCTGGTTTCTGGTTCTCTGCTGAAACTGATCTCATTGACAACCAGTTAATTGTGTAAAATGGTTTCTTGTTATTACCAATGAAGTTATAATTATTTGATGTTGGTTCAATATCAATAGTTTTTTCTGTGGCAAGTAGATTTTGATCTTCTAATATCTTTTTAATGTGATCAGAAAGTTTCCCATCATATCTAGTATTCAATCGAACTTTCTCATTCATCAAATATTCTTTTGATGATAAATCCAGAGCAACCATCGACTTGGTGCTGTCATCACTGATTGGAGTGACTTTGTTGACATATAAACTGTTCTTCTTTGACGTGCTGAATTCTAATTTGTTTTCTTTGAGATCCTCAAACTTCAAACTCACATTTTCTGTACCAACAATAGGAAGACCATCCAAAGCAGTCTTACCATCAAGTGCTTCTGGTCCAGCAGCATCAGTAAAAACTATGGACGCACGAACACTGTCCTGAAGAATACTTTCAAAATATTTTAATTCTATAATACCATTAACAATACTTACAGTCTTTTTCTTGTCTTCATTAGAGACAATATCTGCTTGTGTAATATTGGCTGGTGATGATTCTTTTGCTGCCATTTATGATTACCTCGTAGTTCTATTTAACCACCCATGTAGAGTCTTTCAAATGGATCATCACCGCCACCAGCAGGTTGTTTTACAACTCCTCCAGATTGTTGTGGTGCTGGTGTTCCACCAGAAGCACCACCGACAGGAACAAGAACCTGTTCGGGTTCATCAGACTCATACGAAGCATAACTTCTCAATACTTCAAGAGCGGCATTACCATCTGCTTTGTTAATTGCCTGTAGGAAACCTGGGAACGTTCCCTCCAGAGCAGCAGTGGAGTCAGCATCGATGACGAATTCTTTTCCTTCTTCACCAAGGATCGCTCTATGTGCCATCGCCTTGGTGAATCCACCTTTTGCATATGCTAGGTCTCCGTGACCCGTCATGGCGATGTGCTTACCAGAAGAATCAAACATGTCAGCACTCTTACCATAACCACCATAAAGAGCACCTACCTTTGTCTCACCGCCAAAGTTTGGTAACAAAATTTCTGCTTTCTCTGTAGATGGATGATATAAATCTTGGTTAGCAGAAATATCTGGAATATAATAATCAAAAGGTTTGAATCCTTGTGCTCTCATAAAAGTAGAGTGACTATGTGCATCTATGGCACTATTCAATAATTTCTTTTTCTCTTTTGCGTCTAATTCAGAACTATATGCTTTCAATCTAGCATATCCCTGACCAGAGAAGACAATCTCTTTACCTCTTGCTGCATACGCATTTGCCATTTGATCCATTGCAGATATCATTCCACTCATTCCAAGACTACTGTGGAACTTGGTGTCAACGTGATATGCGGCACCCGCACCAATCCTGTCATATCCAGCTGGTCCTGTGGTCATTCTCTTACTGGTTGTCCCGCTAGCAGTTGTCCCAGAACCCTCATCAGGTATGCCAGTTCCACCCTCATCACTTCCTCTTAGCATTGGTTGCCCACCACCAGTAGTAGCAGCATCAGTGCTAGCACCACCAGTTAAGAAGTCCATAAAACCACCACCAGAATCTGGAGGTTGTGCAGCATTAGTGGCTGGTTTTTTCGGTTTTTTTCCAAATATTCCAGGGAGCAGTGACTTTCCAATGTGTGGTATGAGGAATGGAAATCCAGGTAGTGTGAAGAGTAGAAGATTAGGAATCTTCATCAATGCCCCATTCTTAATGTGTTTGTCCAGACCAGGAATGAATTGAGCAAACACTCCCAGAACCTCTCTCAATCCAGGAAGACCATCAAGTATTCCTTTGATTGAGAATCCTTCCTTCAAGGCAGTCTTGAATTCTTCAGGAATTCCTGGGATAAGATTTAGTGCAAATGCTGCTCTTCCGTCCAGTTTCAACTCAAAATTAACAATCTTATCAAGCATTGGGTTTGCTTTTGCCAGCATGTCTCCAACCAGAGATCCCAACTTAAAGTCAGGAACATCTACCATTGGGAAGTCATCAATAAATCTCTTACCAGCATCACCTAGGAATTTAAGCACAGCACTTCCAGCACTAAGAGCTGCTTTTATTCCTTGTCCAAATACTTCTCCTGCCTTCTTCCAATCGCCTTTTACAATTCCATAGTAAAGAACATCACCAATAAATGTACCAACTACTTCTCCAAGTAGAGTTCCGAGAATTGGAATAGGAATAAATGATCCAAGGGCTCCACCGAGTGCTGCACCAACACCTTTAAATAATGCTTGACCTACCGGTTCTCCCGACAGCAAGGACAATAATGCTACGACAAGAGAACCAAAGATTGGAATTCTTTTTAGAAATCCCTTTGCGATTGGCAGTCCCGCCTTGATCGCAGGCGCAATAATACCTGATGCTTTACCGAGAAACTTACCTGCAATTCCACCAATGCTTTTTAGTATTGGTTTTGCTGCCATTTTCGCATCAAATGCTCTTTTTGCTAAAAAATTACCTACTCCACTTGTAGCAAATCTACTTCCAGCACCAAATGCCCTACCTAGTAAACCTTTTCCTGCTTGTAGTCCTCTTCCTAATAAACTTCTTCCTGCTTGTACTCCTCTGCTTAGTAAACCTGAAACGGCTCGTAGTCCTCGCCTAAAAATCCTACCAAAAAATCTACCAATATTTCTAAGACCTTTTCCTAGAAACTTAAACTTCTTGAATGCCAGAACTGCCATCAGTCCAGCATTTAAGAATGTGTTTAAGTGCTTCATCAAGGTGTCGAACTTTTTAACACCCTCCTCACCAAAAGAATCTTTTACCCACCCTCGGAATGAATCATACAAAGAATATCCCCAATCAATGAACGTCACTAGAGCGTTCAGTATCATACCTCCCGTGTTATAAAGAAAATCAAGAGCACCACCAATTCCTTCAAGAATCCCTTTAAAGTTTTTATCTTGAGTAAATTCTAAGAACTTGAGGGCAACAAACCCCATCAACATATTAACAAAGAAATTTTCTATGAAATTACCGGTCTTCTTTCGGACCTTTGTTAGAGGATTATCTTTCTTATCTGGTTTCTTTTCTAACTTTTCTTCACTCTTTGCTTTCCTTTCTTCCGATGCCTCTCTCTTCGCATCATCAATCTTTTTCTTTTCAGCAGCAACCGATCCCTCCAACAGTTTCTCAACTGCGATGATTTTCTTCTTAACTCGTGGTAGAAACTTGGATGCTATTGCCATATTATGCTACGATTCCCAGAGTTTTAATCTTATGCCCTGAACGGAAAGCAGTAGCACTGAACGCAGGCACATCTGTTCCACCACCAGAGGAAGTTGATTCCTGCTGTGCTGTTTGCTGTGCTTCCTGTGCCTGAACAAGTGCTTCAGTTGACGCTCCAGATTTTCTCACTGGTGGTTTGACCGCTGGTCTTGGGTTTGATGCCGTCATTTTGGGAGTAGAAGCAGAAGAACCAAATGCTTGATTTCTGACCATCTCAAGTATATTAGGACTCGATGATGTGGAGGATGAAGAAGAGGATGATCCAGATGAAGCAATCTGTGGTTGACTAGACCCTGGTGCGGGTTTGGGCACGTCTTTCAGGTATGCTACGTTATCGGCACCTTTACCCTTGATCAAATTAACAATCGTTGGTCCTCTTCTACCAACTTGACCATAGTAAGCACTATCAATCAACTCATTTCCTGCTTGCTCATAGTTGCCAGCAGCAAATGCTTTCTTAAATGCTGGGAATCCATCTGCCCATGCAGGACCCATATTAAATGTAAGGTCAATCAGTGCTGCTTTCTGCATTCCACTCGCCTTATCATACCCAGGGATCTTCATGGCAGCTGCCTTATGATGCCCATAATCTTTATCAAACAACTCATCTGCCTTCTGTTGAGAGATGCGGTCGGGCATAGTCTCACCCTTCTCGATCAAGTGACCATATCCAATCGTTGGGAATCCACGACTATCCATATATTTGTCAAGTCTCAGTCCTTCATGGACTTTGATCATATCTTTTGCGAACTTATCAGGAGAACCACCTTTATCATCACTACTATCAGAACCAGTTCCTGCCCATCCTAAGAAGTCCCACCATGCTCTCTTCCCAGGTGAATTTTTAGGTGTGGTTGTGTTACCAGACATCATCGATGATGTCATATTAGTTGATTTCGGTCTATTTGTTTTTTCATCACTTCCTTTCGCTCCTG